TTGCACCTATCTCGTCCTTACTTCTTGGAATATGATGATACTCTACAAAGCAAGGCTTGATATTTGCATCATAAAAGTTATTTTGAAAAACATCTAAAGAAAAGTTAATCCTAGTTGTTTTTTCGGATAACCACTCGATAGAATCAATAAAGCAAAATACCCATTCGTTAGAAATACCGCTATTTTGAAAAGCTAAATAATTGAGATTAAGTGCTTTCATTTCTGTGAACGGTACACGGATATCATAATTTCCTACTTTAATCGGTGCAAGGTGTGATAAGTCAACCCCATTGATATGTTTTCGGTAAGATTCTAAATGGTTCAATAAGTCCTCTTTTGAGTTGTATAATCTCACGTGTTCATATTCGTCAGACCATGGCACACCGCTATACAATCTTAATTTTGTCTCGGGGTTGCGCGGTGCAACCCCTCCTTGAGATGGTAAATTTATCATAGATAAATACCCCCGTTAAATTTACGCTTTTGTAAAACTAGCTGTTTTTGTGATAGTTTCATTTGGTCTGTAAATTGCTTTTAATACGATAGTTCCTGTTTCGTCTGCCCCTGTATGTAACAAATGCGTTCCAGGAATTACATAAGTTTTGGCTGAGGTAGCACCGCTGTCGACTTCCAGTGTTACTAAATTCTGATGATATGTACCTGTTCCAGCTGTTACCGTTACTTTTACTTCCTGTGTCTGTCCTGCTGTATAAGTTCCAGCTGTGACACTAAGTGTAGGCGTGTCAACAACTTTATCAGTCGTAAATACTCGGATTGGATAAAACGGACTTGCACTAACCATTTCTACCTGAGTATACATGTAGTTCCACGATAACACATTAGCAAGTCGCTGGTCTGTCATTTCTTTGAACTGGTCGCGCACATTGAAGAATCGAACGTCACAAAGAACGCCCTGTATTGCATCATTAGAAAAATTATCTACAATCACTGTCTGCACAGATACATCTGCCTTATCCATATGAAATGCGTATGCTAATGCGTCAACACTAATCTGTGCGTTGACTTTGGGTGTAGTAATCCAAATCAAGTTCGTCGGCAAAGCGTGAGAAGTTGCTCCTGCTGGATTGTTTTCTGGCAACGGAAAACCAAACTCTCCGACCGCTCTTTTAACCTCAATCAATAATTTTTTCGCTGATACCTCATCTACAATCGCGTCAACAGTTACCGCTGGAAGCACCTCTTTTTCATAACCGACATTAATCAAGTCTCGCATAGCAAGATATTCGTCCCAGTTTGCGCCAGTGATAGCACTCTCCATTTTTGCCATAATCATGTCACGAATTCCATATTCGCTAGTAAAAGCTTTTCTAAGATTGTCATATGTAATCGTGACCGGGTACTGTATTTCAAGATTGATATCATGGAACACGCTCATAATGTAAGACTGATACTGTTGGAATGCATATTTAAAATCTGACTGCGAATCATAGACATGTCCTTTACACATATTCACGTATGTTTCTTCATGCGTCTCACCGTAACGCATAGGCTCTTTTTTGAACCTTGCTAATGGATTTCTCCATGCAATACTATCTACTGTCTGCATACCGATTCGATTAACTAGTGATGGAACGATTTCATTTCTAACAGGTGCAAAGTTAAGAATGTTATCATATACACCCTGTAAGTTGTCTGAGATTTCTACAGGTAAATGGTTCTGAACCTCAAAAGAAAGTTCCTGCTTTACAGCTTTTAAAATGTTTTGATTTGTTGCTTCTGCCATTTATAATAGCACCTCCTTATTCTGTCTTACCGTTAAAGTCCAAATCTTCTACGGTAATTTTTTCTTCTTCAACTGTCTTTTCTCCGCCACCCACGTTAGTAGCTGATTCTGTCATGCGCTCTTTAAAACGCTTTTTGTACTCGCTTTCGAGTTTCATATACTTGTCTTTCCACTCGCTGTCAGTTTCTCCACTTCTTTCAATCTCGTAGTTCTGTAAAAATTCAATAGCGTCTCCGTGTTCCTCCACGTCTGTCACAGAATCAATTAATTCGCTTAATGCTTCATTATAATCCATATAATTTTTACCTCCTTATATTTAGTGTAACTCTTTTACAGTTTTATTATATCACCATGGCATAAAAAAGTAAAGTGGCATTTTTGTTTTTCTTGTGTGGGGGTGAATTGGGTATGGGGATAATTTCTGTAAATATGCGTACCATTTTATCGCGTTCTTTTTCCTCTCCTCTTCTTTTTCCACTCCTGCACGTTCGAAGTTTTTTAGAAATACTGACGCGAGGTAATCGGGTTCTTTTGTGGACTTTCTAAACTCTTCCCACGATACAGGATATTTCGTTGTTTCAATCCACTGTCCGCTACTTACTGTTTCTTCGTCTAGCCAAACACATTGATAGTAGCCATCTGTTATATCATATACGTGAGCATTCGCCCAGTCTGTATAGACTGTTGCTGGTGTCCACTGAACAAGACCGTAACCACCGTTATAGTTTCCCTCTTTTAGCGATTGCCATAACTCGGGATTGATATTGGATTCTATCTCCATGTTTCCTAGCATTCCAGCTATCGCATTCAATGTGAAATCTTTGAAGAACATTGTACTATAGAACACATAAGCGTTATTCTTCATTTCATTTTCTGTAAGATAACGGTTTCCATGAACCCATTCAAGTGTCATTCCTGCACTATCGCCATAGCGATATATTTTAGTCCAAGATGACGGTTTCGCTATATATGTATTAATGCTTACTTGTTCGGTCAACGGATAACGCCCACTGTGCGCGCCCATGGTTATACCTCCGTTACCTACTCCTGCCCCTTGATACACCATTTCAGTGTGGCCGCTACGCCATACCACGTCCCCAGCTTGCCACGCTTCGTTAATATTTATTTCTTTAAAACCTGCCTGTAATAAATATCCATCTTCTGTCCTTGTGGTGAACCACGGATTGACAGAGAAAAATCCTGCTTCTGTTAATGCTTTTGCTATAAAAGAACTGCAATCATAATAAGTAATACCGTTAACAGTCTGCCCTCTTCTGTATTGCTGTGAATAACCAATATTCGGGGCATTGCACGCATTAATCGCCCACTGATAGGCTACATTGATATTTGGCATTTTTACTGGCCTCCTTAAAATGTTTCACGTGAAACATTTTTTGTCCCACGTGAATAAAAAATTAAATCATATATAACATATCTTTCGCGTAAACGAATTCAGTACCACAAGCGCGTGCAAGACCTCCGCCAAATGTTCCCGGACATTCTACACCATTCGGGTCTTTGCCTTGTAATAAGCATAAGATTTCAAGAGCCGTAACAAGATACTGTGTTTCTCCACGCTTGACATAATGTTTTCCTGCTTTTGCTAAAGTCTTTCTGCCTACGATACCGTCCTCTGCGATAGTATAACCATAGTCCTCATTCATAGCTCTTTGCACAACACGAACTGCCATTCTTTTCGTATTTCTTCCTAAAATACCATCAACAGAAATTTGAACGCCTGTAAAATTAATAGCGTGCTGTTGACCTAAAGCAATCAATTCATTTCTTGGTTTTGGCTGACTAATAGGTGGCTGTGGTGTAGTAGGTGTAGCACTTGAAACTCCGTAGTCTTTATATACACGGTTTACGTCACATCTTCCATTAATACCGTCAACAGACCCATTACTGGAATACTGCCATATGTCCACATTATCTACACCTAATACATTCGAGTAACGTGCTATCCACAAATCATACCCCCATGTTTCACCAATGTAATTCTCGAACCATGATTTACTAGCATAGATACCCGCCTTATATCCGTTCGTTAACATAGCGTCACAAAACCGCTTTGCGTTGTGCTTTGCAACGCCTTGCGTTCCTTTTTCTTCACTATCGAAAAATACAGGGAGAATAGGTGTGTGGCCTTGTAACAATCTAAGACAATGTCTAATTTCACCCTCAATTTTTGAAGTTGTTTTTGCGTAGGAATAGAAATATACACCGTATGGAATGCCAAATCTTTCACATTCACTTACATTTCGACGCCATTGTTTATCGTCTTGCGATTCCATATCCTGCCCATAACCGCAACGAATGATAACATAGTCCACGGCATTTTTTAATAGTTCAAAATCAATAACTCCGTTGTGGTAAGAAATGTCTACTGCTTTTTTTACTGTCATATTTAATCCTCCTTTTTCTGTTCAAATGTATCACATATTCTTTGAAGCGCTAACGTGTTGTTATTCAATGCTTCTGTGATGTCTGACATTTCATGCTTATGCGCTTCATTTAATTTGTCTATGCGCGCGTCATTTTTATCCTCTCTATATTTTACATACCACATTGATGCAATCGCAACAACTGTAGGCAACCCCAATGTGTTAATAGCCGTCATGACTTCCTGCATAATATCACCTCCTTTTTTCTATCATAACACAAATAAATTTATTTGTAAATAAAAAATGTTTCACGTGAAACATATCCACGTGAAACATTTTGTACGTTACAAAATAATCGAATCAAAGGGAACGCAACGCCAAAAAATTGATATCAGACTACTTGTCTATGTGCGCGTATATCAATTACAATGCTCGCATTATTTTGGGTACATTGTAATTATAGCATACGTAATTTAAAATGTCAATGTTTCACGTGAAACATTAAAAAGATATGACATCAAATATCATATTCTTACATTCCAAATTTTCGAATAAAAGTAACCCTCTATTAAAATATTCTCGTAGCATCATTACAATATAATGAGTTGAATTTACACGGATAACCGTGTTATCGATAACGTCGTTTTTTGTGAAGCATATACGTGTAGGAAAACTTTCGTCTGCACCTGTTGATACATACAAACAAACGTCATATTTTCTAACATTATATAGATTATCGTTAAATCTAATTGTACAAATATAACGTGACTGTCCTGTTGGCTTGCTAATTAAACATTCATTATCATTCAAATATTTATTTTCGCTTGCGTATTCGTTATAACTAGCGTGCTTAAAAGCTCGTGCAATTCCGCTTTCTTTATATGCCGTTGAAGCATTTTCATTATAAGTTCGTTCAAACACCCAACCATCACCGCGTAAAAATTTAGTATCTTTTTTTAACATTTTATTGATACCAAATTCCTTATAATAAGGGTTTAATAAGGATACTGTATTAGATGCCATATATAAAACAACTCTTCTATGCTGTTTACCATGTCCCGAACTAATAGTTATGCATAATGATAATAACTTATTCACCTCATTTGATAAATATATGTTATCTTCGTCTTGATACTCGTCAAAAAATATAGAACGGATATTCACGAACAACCCACGCATTTTTTTATATTTTCTTGCAATATTCAAAGCCAAACAATACCCGCATGGTTCTTCATTAATGAATAATTGAACTAATGAGCCTCGCATCAATCTTTTTTCAGTCATAACATACCCGTCGAATTCTTCGGCAATATCACCAAAATATGTATCAGCACAATTTGTCATATCAACAGCATTTCGGTATAAATAGATAAACTGATTTTCGGGTCTATATTTATCCTTTAAAAAATCAGATACTTGCCTGCACTTGAAAGAATAACTTTTACCTGCCGTTCTATTACCATCAGCTATATAAATATCGGGAATATTGCCGTTTTTATCCTTTAAAGTTAATAGTCTCTCACAATGATAATAACCATCATTTTTCATTTTAATACCTCCTTAATGTTTCACGTGAAACATTTATTTTTTAAAAAAGGAGTGGCCTACAGCCACTCCCCTTTAGAAGAAGAGAATATAAAATGGTATTCTCACGGCATCATATTATAAATTTGACACGTCTAAGGTGCAATTAATATAATCGCGTCCTGCATTTGTCTTTCCGCTAATTTTAATAATAGAAAATTTTTCACCGTCCATCACATTTTCAATATCTTTCAAAGACTTTCTAAACGTTGCGGACTGTCCAGAATATACTTTCTTGTCTGGCGTAATAATGCTTACAATTTCCTGCACATCACCGTTATCTTTAATGTCATCAAAGATAATATATCCATCAACTGGGATTGATTCGCCATCAACGATATTTTTTAATGGCTCAATGTCAGGTGCTGTGGTCATCAAATATTTTTCTACCTTTGTGAACTCTCTACTCATTTCTTTAATTTCTACCATATCAATTTCCTCCTATTTTTTCCTGCTAATCTTCCTTTTTCATTTCCTGCAATTCTGCTTCAGTGACAATTTTTTCGCTCTTGACATCTGAATTGAGTAAAAACTGTTCCTCAGTCATGACACGTTTCTCTAATTTAAATTTAATATCCAAAATGGAAACGATATCCCCTTTGTACTGCTTTTCAATCAAGATTTCCGCTTTTTCTCTTGTCTTACAATTTGCTAGTTTCTCGTCAAAGCAATCTTTCTTGATTTCACCTGTCTCCTTGTCTTTGTAGATTCTTTCTACAGATGCTTCTGCTATTACTAATGTCCTAGTAAACATATTTTTTCCTCCTTTTTTTCCTCATTTTTTCTGTTTTCGTGAGTGTGAATGTAATGTAATAGGATTTATTTATTACATTATTATAATAACACAACGTCTAAATATAGTCAAGTATTATATGATAATTTTTTTATCTTTTTGTTCGTGTATATTGAAGTCTTTATTTCTTAATACAATACCGCCTTTTACGCGCTCTGCTTTTAAGTTACAAGTCTCCATACTAAGACCTGTTGATAATTCAGAAATATCTCTACCATCTTCTATAAATTTCTTTTTCGCTTGACTACTCATCCCACACGCTTTTATATCAAGATAAGGCTTACAAGGTGTATGATTCTCTTCAATAATATGCTCTGCGTAAGTTTTTTGACGTTCATAATATGCAAAATCAAAAGTACTTTCACATTTCCAACAACAAAAGTTAGTAGAATGCTCTACAACCTTTTTTGCTTTTTCTGTGCCTATAATATGTATCGAATCCGTATCAGCATAACAAAATCGTTCATAATTTGCCATAGCATGACGAATTGTAAAGTTCATAGCATAAGAAGTAATAGCACTACCTATCGGGATATATCCAACTTTCTTTTCATGCTCTTCATGCAGAATAAATCTGATAATGCCATCTTCATCAAGATATGGCTCTTTATACGAAGAGTTATCTGACATGGCAAATTTTCCATAAAGGTTATTTAAAAAGAGTTTTGCTTTTTGTCTTTTAAAACCTTTTGAGGTTCTTTTTTCTTCTCCGTATTTATCTATGTATTCGTCGAAAAATCCAACCCTGGCATAGAACCATATATAATCATAGATAACCAAATCATAAATATCATATGTTTCTTGGAACAACTCCCAGTCAGTACAAGTCATAGTCAAAGTCACATTTGTATCGTGCATCTTACCGTCAATATCACGATAATATCTATAATATTCACCTTTATACCGCACATTAGAAGTGTATAAATTTTCATTTGATTTGTATAAAGCACTATTTCTAATATGTAACCATGGAAATGCTCCTGCTTTTAACTGAAATCTGCAATTGAAGCGAATAAAAAAATATTTATTTGTAGAGTTAATAATTTCATCTGGTGGAACGCCTCTGTGATATTCACCGTGTCCAAACGGGTATTTATTCCCGCTAATGCTATGCATCATAGATGGATATAGAGAATTTACATCATATACTAACCCCTCACCTACTACCGTATGAGCATAACGTGGATTTACATAGCACCAACCTCCGTGGTAGGACTTATGAATATAGTCCCATTGATTCCATACACCTGTAACAGATTCGTCTAGGTAATCTTCTCTAATGTCGGGGAATAACTTATCATATTGTTTAGCATTATAAAATCCTTTAAATTCTGATAAACAGCATGACCCTATAGTCAATTTATTATGCTTTTCATTGAACATCATTTCAAGAGCTTCTTTTAACACTAACACATCATTTTCAATATACTTTTTCTCATTTTCAGATATATCACAATAAGCGTATCTTTCACCCTCATATTCCATGTCTAGCTTTTGGTGCTTTGTGCCAAATGATTTTCCGATATTTTTTAATGAAGAGGGCATAAGCTTTAACGAGTTACGGATTTCTAAAAAAGTCTTATTCCACTTTAATTTAATCCAATACCAAGACCCCATATCAGATATACAAGTCTGAAACTCTTTTGACTTCATTTCTTTATCTTTACAATGAACCCACGTCCAACCCTCTTTAAGTAAAAAATCAACTATAAAAGACCCGTCAAAAGCTAAATTATGAAAATACAATATATTATTTCCTTTCATTGTTAAAAATCTATTTAAAAAATCCCTTATAGAATGAGTTATTGTAACTGTTTCAGATTCGTCATATAATGCCACATCAGCACCACACCAAACTTCTGTACTGTCTTGTTTTTTACCTTTTTCCTGTTCTACTTTTTGACCCCATACGGTCGTCTCAAAATCACACGCCCAAAAAGTAATATTCTTTTTACGTGGCATTAGACCCACCTCTTTTTATTCTTTTTCTATAACAATATCTTGCTCTTGCAAAAATTCTTGAAAATCTTCTGTTGTACTAATAACGCCCATTCTATGCAAAATGTTCCAAAATACAGCGTCAACCGTAGCTTTGTCCATGTATGGCTCTGTTGGAAATGCTCCTGGTTCTTTTGCGTATGTATATGCAAATAGCGCCCTTTCTTTATCTGATGCATTACTCAATAAAGCGTCTGTTTTTTCTCTTAACCAGTTAGCTGTTTTTGGTGCAAAACTTTCTAAAGAATCATACCACAATTCAATAATTGCTTCATAGTCTAATACAGGCGTTGCTATATTTACCTTGATACCTGTCTTTTGTAGTTCTTTTAATTCCTTTAAACCAAAATCATGTAGTCTAGCATATTCCTGTTCCTGTGGCGTTAATTTTATAAAAACTCTGTTTCTTTCAAGTGCTTTTTTGCGACCGTACTCTTTAGCTATTATTTCTTCTCCTGTAAGCATATCAACAACAGACGCGTTCTCACGTATTTTTTTAGCTGTCTGTCTTTTCAATACTTCAATAGACGCTTGAGTAGGATTCTTGACACGTTTAATAATTTTTACTTGTACACCTTGTTTTTGCTGATTTCTAACACGTGCAAGATAGTTGGTGTACTCTTTAGAATATAACTGTTGAATAATTTGCTTCTTTGTTTGTTTCTTTTTTATACGCTTATTTGCCATCTTTTAATCACCCTCATTTTGTACCTTTCTTAATAATAAGCCGTGTGGGACACGCGTGTACTCAATACTATCCCCGGGGTGAATATCCAAATCTCGTATCGCTTCTTTTGGTATCATAACGCGAGCGGTGTAACCGCCTGTCCCCCCTTTTGTGAACATTACTTTGTACCGTAATAATTTATTTGTTAAATTTGCCATGTTGTTTCCTCCTTATAAAATGCTAAATACTTTCCATGTAAACTCTGAAAACTGTTCTGCTATATATGATACAGAAGATAAGAAAAGATATAGCAAAAAAGTTGCCATTATTATGACTGATAAGATTGCCAAGAAAGAGGATATTTTTTCTAATTTGGTGTATGGTTCTTTTTCTTCTGCTGGTATATGTCTTTTTATCCAGTCTATTTCAGATTCATGCAATGTTTCATGTAAAACATTTAAATCGTCTAGTTTATTATGTGTAACTGGTGCAATATTTTCATTACATAAATGAGATTCTGTATAACCGTCAAAACCTGTATACACATTTTCATGTGTTTCTAAATTTTCAACCCAATAGGGTGGGTCTACAAATAAGGCTATGTAGTTATTTAGTGGGTTTTCAGCGTAGAAGTCATGAAGTTCTACACCAAAATCTGTGATATTATGAAGTCTGTATTTAATCATTATTTTTTTCCTCCTTTATATAAATCTTGAGTAATATCTTGTTTCCCATATGTTGTCTATACACATAATTAATTCAGCGGTATCATGTTCGCCATAACCTTGTAACAATTCTATAACACGACCGTATTGAATATGGTATGCGTCTCTTGCATTATCATATAAACCGTTTATCACATCATAAAAAAATTCAAGATAACAATGTCTATTCATAGAGGACTTAAAAAAATATTTGTCGTTCCAATACAAGCAAAACAAATCATCTCCGCATACTAAAACTGTTACATCTTCTGAGATATAATCTTATACTATACTAGATATTGGCACTTCTGTGACAGCTGTAATCTCTCCACATAAACGACCTGTATTATTGTCAATAATTTTAATATTAAATGTACTCATGTTATTTTTCCTCCTTATTTTATATATTATCTTTGTTTCTATAATTATAATACCACGAGACGAGTTATTTGTAAAGTATTTTTTCGT